GTGAACTTACTACCTAAAAAACTCCCCTGTGAGCGTGATCCCTTGCGTGAATTACACGACTTGCAAGCGCTTAATAAGTTATCTGGTGACATGGATTGGTCTGGGTGATCCTTGATAGACAACACATGGTCAACTGTATCAGCCGGTTGGCCACAGTACCCACAACTAAAGTTATCCCTCTGTAGTATGCGTAGTCTCAACGCTCGCCATGCTCTACTATCTCTTGGATCTTTAGACTTAGGCATGGTCATAGTCTACTGCCAGCCCTTAGTTACTAGGTGGTTAAGTGCCTTACAGTAGTTAGGTATCTCATGGTCTAAACCATATCGCTTGCTAACATAATACCAATAAATGTAAAACTGATAGTCATATGGCTTACCTTGCATAGACTTACTACGCATCTGGTAGTACCCATAGTGTGATCCATTAACTGCATCTATGTTAAATCGAGACTCTCTATAGACGATCTCGTTATGGCACTTATATTGCTTATCTGTTAGTTGTTTATTAGCAAGTTCTTTTAATGGCACTATTGAAGCCTCTGATCTAATAGCACCTGCTATAGATAGAGATATCCCAATAACGACGGCTAACTCTCGCGCTACGCCTTTCAGGCGCGAGTTGAAGCCTTTAGGGCTTCTAGCCGATAGTGTATAGGGCGTGTCTACTACCATGACTATAAGTCCTGCTCAGACGGCGTGTCGACATCGAGTAATTGTTGTAATGCGAAATAAGCCTGTTGTGGAACTACGCCATTACCGAGGATTTTATACTTCTGTTGATTTGGAATATCCATGTCAGAGACCCAACCTTTTTCTAAGCCCATCATGTATTCAATGAACTTGATATTGACTAGACCTTGATCCAGCGTTGCCGGCGGGTCTTGCAAGCACAGGTCAGAGCATGTAATAGATCCGCGCCCCAATTCCTGTGTCTGCCAGTTGTGCGACCAGCTAGTGTGTTTGGGGTAGGCAATAATAAAGAGTCTTGCTCTCTGGTGTGGGGCTCCGACATCGCTAGCGCGTATAAGTTTCCATCGCGTGTCATACCCCAATTCGGTAAGGTCTCCAAGAACTCTGTCGAACCCAAGACTGAGATGCCCTCGGACATTCTCCAAGACGATGAACTTGGGTCGTAATACGCGTATTGCTTCCGTAATGTGCGGCCAGATATGTCTTTCGTCATTTGCTCCCTTTCGTGATCCTGCTTGACTGAATGGCTGGCATGGATATCCAGCTGTAAGAATGTCTATTGGTTCAACGCTTGACCAGTCGATCTTGCTTATGTCTCCATAGTTCACATAGCCAAAACGCTCTTCTATTAACTGAGATGCGTATTGGTCATACTCTGCGCACCAGGCTGTTTCAGCATTGAAATACGCTTCGACTGCCATATCTAGTCCACCGTAGCCGGTGCATAATGATCCTATCTTCATCTGTTATCCGTGCTATAAAATCCAGAACCCTTAAAGGCTACTCCTACCGATGAATATACTTTTCGCATGTTACTCCCACAGAACGGACATTCGAGATCGTGTGGTTCCATGACAGACAACCACTTCTCTACTCTGGCATTACATTCACAATTAGCGTTATCGCATTCGAACTCATAAATCGGCATTACTGATCCTCACATGATTTGCATTGAGCGCTTAAAGTCCATTCGCCACAACCGTTGCAACGCTTGATATCTGCATCGGTTAACTTATGAGCGAAATTGTCGTATCCCGCTTTACGCATGAGATCGACCAGATCGGATAACCGCATGAACGCTAGGTAATTCCCCACTTGCTCACCTTGTCCATTTAGCCGGCTTACAACGACAGGAGTTTCCCCGCTCCCTGTTGCTCGCTTTACCGTCTGGTCGATCCATGCCTTAGGCGAGAAAGTGCTACGGGCTTTGACTTCTATATCAAAGTACGGAACCCCAGTAACATCACTTCCCGACCTACCTGCACCCGTGGCAAGAGCATAAGGCCAACCATTCTCACTAAAGTATTGGGCCACCAACCTTTCGGTCTTATAGCCACGATGCTTACGAGAGTTTTGAGTCATTAACCGCGTGACACTTCTTGCATGACCAAGTGATCGCCGTGCCGGCAACCCAGAATGCTAGTTCTTCTCTAGGTACAGGTTCATTGCATAAGTGACAGATAATTCTTACCTGCATAGCGTTTATTATTTCTGCATGTTTAGCCTTTTCAGCTAAAACATCGTCTGGCGGAAAGTTTTCCCACTCACCATCTTGGTTCATAAATTGTAGGCTGCTCATGATCGAGGCTCCTGTGGCTTCCAAGTGCCATCAGCTGCTATGACATACCAGATAGGGTCGCATTTATTAACTTCTGACCAACGCTCACCATTCATAGGCTTGGCAGAACAACTCATGTTCGCCCATGCTTTTCCATTCTTGTTGCCGGTGCGCCACTCACGCTCTCCATGTTGACAATGAGGAATGTCCTTGTCGATCTTAGTCGCGCCTAAAACTTCTTGAACTAAGGCAACAGCCTCAGCTGCGCTAGGTGCAGGTTTTACTTCTTTTGTTGTCCACGGATCATCTTCTTTTTCAACTGTTATCTTGTCCGCTAACTTTTCAATGAATGGCTTAGGTGTTGGTTTATCGGCTATTTGACCGACTTTCTCCATATCATCTCTAGTTGCTGTGTTTCCGCCTTTGAGCAGCGTAATTGCTCTTCCAAGACTTGACGAAGCAATATCCTCTGCATAAAAACGACGCATGTTTTGGATATACTGATCCCTAACCCCATGAGCAATGTTAGAAGTCGCAGGGAAAGGGTCATTAGCATCGCGGTATACCTCCGCTTTGCATGTAATGTAACCCTTCTCAACATCGTGATAAATGATTTCAATGCTTGTCCTTCCCATCGGATAGTTTTCCACGAACCAACGGTTCAACATAGCAACCGTCTCGTAATCTTCTAATTTATACATAAAGTTCATTCTCCTGTGTGTGTAAAGTGCCGGCTATTGAGGCATAAGCTGCCATATCTACATAAGTGTCAACCGAAGCACTTTCCATGCTTCTTGCGAGTTTGACCAATACCATAATTCCTGCGACCTGATAATCGTGGATCGGCATGTCGAGGTATGCGCTGAGTAGTCGTGCGGTTCGCTGCATGTTGTCACTTGGGTGTCCGTACTGAAGGCCACGATCTTGAATGACTGCTTTTGCTTCTGTAAGGAAGTCACCGGCTTTCACACTCTCACCTTCTTTGCTTCTTCAAGCTGCATACGGACTGCTCTGCGACCGTCTGTGTAACCTGCATTAACGCCCATAGTGTAGAACCATACGCTAGTAGCGAACCAAAAAAGCATAACGAATGCGATCTCATAAAGACTCATCGTGACCACTCCAGACTTTGATAAGTAGAAGTCATGCACCATTGACCTGTAGCCTCATCTACCAACACGCTGAATTGCTCATCTAGTTTCTTAAGGATATTACGAGCTGCCATAAGACTTACATAGTTCTCGTACCAATAGATGTACTTATGATTAAAGTCTATTGTTCCGACAGATGCTTTAAAGCGTTCTTCTTTGATCTGTTCGCCCCAGATTTCCTGAGTCCATTCCATTGAGGTTTCATGTAGCGCCTCGAAATCTTGCGCGCTCATCGTTACTGTTTTCATAGTCTTTACCCTTTCACTTCCGCCAGCCCTTCTGGCTTCCATGAGTACAACAATACGCCCGATCTAGGACTTATCTAGCATATTTAGGTAACGAAATGGTAACAATTCTCCCTCGTCCATAGCATCGTCTATGGTGCGCCGTATGTCGTTATCTAGATCGTCCATAGCGCCGGCCATGAACTACGAAAGTGCCGTCTCGTTCAATGTTAATGATGCTTATCTGGCTACCTTTACTATCTTCTTCCACGATAATGAACGCTTGCTGCCAGTTGTGGGTCTTGGTATAGGTTGCCTGTCGGATATCCATAAGATGTCCGCCTTCATAGCCTCTGATAATACGGTTGATCTTACCGCCTGAGGACTCTGAGAACTGTGAGAAGCCGGCTCGATGCGTGTGACCACAGATGGTCGAAATACCCGCTCTGCGGGCGCTCTCAAGGGCTGTCAAGCCTGGCGTGGGTTTCACACTACCTTCGTCACCATGTACCGCTATAACCCCTTTAGCGACCGCGTAGGGCTTCTTATGATAGGTGATGCCTAGTTCGTCTAACTTCATGAACTTTTCGAACTTCAACTCAGGTAAAGACATGAATGCAGGGATCTTATTCATGATCACATTAAATAGACGATCAGTATGATTTGACCTGATCATATGCTGTTCTTTAGCATATTCGCCTAAGCGCCAGAGAATATCGACAGTCATGTCTCTGTTCTCAGCTAGGGTTTGTTCGTACCAGCCTGGCTTTCCTTCGCTCCAGCGACCGATCTCTGTGAAGTCTGCTTCGTCTCCCAGAGTAAGTACGCTATCTGGGCGGTATGCCTTAATAAAAGAGATAACATTGTTAACGCTTACCGAGTCATGCAGGGGAACTTGAAGGTCGGGCACAACTACTGTACGGCGCATAGCCATATTTAATCCTCATCGTCGTCATCGTCATAAGGGATTTTGTCTGGTGATAATGGCAACCAATTAGGTGCAGGTAGGATCGTTGCAGGATAAGTAGCGGGTTCTAGGATTATTGCTAAAGCCATATCTACTGAGAAGCCGGCTCGTCTGAGCGACTTATAGAACTCATTTATCCCGATCGCATACTGATCTAACACAGAGTAAGCCTCTAAGTCGATAGCCTTCTTGCGCGCCATGAGTTTATTATCGCTCTAGAAGTATGTTGTAGATCTCATCGACACGCGCATTAAGTCGTTTGATCTCCGACAGTAAGTGCGTGATCACATAGCCAGCCAAGCCACCCACTATCGCAAGAGTAGCAATATAAAGATTTAGGAGGTCGGTCTGGCTCATCGTTTAGGTGTCGCATATCCGAATACTCCAGCTAGTACAGCCCAGAGAATAGAGCGGTAATCTGCTGCAAAGTTAGATGCTGCCCAAGCTGATAAGAATGCACCAGCTGTGAGAATGTATGGGTTCTTCATGTTCAATGCGTGCCTCCTAGTAGCGGGATATTAAAGAACGAACCATCTTGATCACCTTTGCTAGTGAAAGATACATGCAGATGGTGGCGATGCTTGTTAATTCCCGAATAATTTTTCCAACGGAAATATGTTTTTGCGCTGGCAATTTTGCCGTCGAAGATGATGTACGCGATGCGTTTATCAGACTTTGCCAAGATACGAAGTTGATCTGCCACATCGGGCATGATGTCCGGCTTGGGTTTTCCTGATAGATCGCGGTCAATGTCAATGGCACGAACCCAACCCTGCTCATCTGGATTATGGTCAGACTTACGAGCTGCGTGCCGACTATCACCGATCCAACCGTCTGCGGTGCGATCACGATCGCTGTGGCTATCGTCGAACTGCTCACGAAGTTGAATACCGGCTTTGCATAACTTTGGCTTCATGCCAGTAGTAGTGCCAGTTCATCTGCTGTTAACCCTAAGCGGTCTGCAATAGCAGCCTTAGCCTCAGCCTTCTCGGCTGCTGCTTGCTTTTCGTCTGCCTTCGCTTTTGCGTAAGCAATAGCATCTGCTTCGCGTTGCTTGATTTCCTCGGCTGTAAGTTCTACTTCAGAGACTTCGCCTGTCTCGCAGTTTACGATGATCTTTGTGTCTGCCATTTTGTCTCCTATGATTTAGATATGCCGTAGAGGGTTGCTGTTGAATACTGAACGAACTTAGCGGTGCTGCGCGCCGTTAGGCTGATACTGGTAATTGCCGCGGTGCTAGACCATAACCAAGCCTCTAAAACTGCATAAGCAAGCGTGGCGTTATTCTCAGATACCGCATCTATGCTTATCGCTTTGTTGATGCTTGCTGCATAATTTGGAAAATACATCTCGCCATTACCGAAAGTGCTAGCCGTTGCAGCCGAAGGGTTTGTCTGCACTTCGGTGTAAGTGCTGCGAGATGCGGCTGAACCGTTGCCAAGAACTCTGCGCGCTGTTTGTGAAGTAGTAACGCCATTTATCTTTAAATCAAAGGTGTTTAAGTCTAAGTCGTAACGCGTAGAGAACTTTAAGCATAAGTCTGTATAAGTGCTAGGAATAGAGGTAAAGTCCATTGAGGTGCTACCACCAGCGCCCACAGTTACGGTTGCTATCTTTGTATAAGTATTAGCCATTATGCCGCCTTAATTCCGTAAAGGGTAAAGGTTGAGCCTGTATCGAAAGCGCCAGAAGTAGGAAAGATGTAGATAGTGTTAATTGCCGCGGTATTGCGCCAAAGTCCAACAGTTGCATCTAATCCCTGAGAGGTTAGACCGTCTCTAGTCATCATGGTCTTGTTGGTAGTCGTATTGCTGTAGTTAAAAAATTGAGTAATACCCATAGATATTGTTGATGCGTCTGAGCCACCAGCAGGGTCGGTGTTGTATTGGGTTGCATTTGTTTGCCGAGTGGACTCAACACTAGTCAAATAGTTAGATAACGCTGTGCGTGAATAATTTGTACCGCTATCGCTGTTAAGTCTTATTTGTAGGTTCACGCCGTTGGCTGTTGTCTTGCCGTTATAGACAAGAATTAAATCTGTGTAAGTCGCAGGAATGCTGCTAAAAGTAATTGCACTAGATGAACTGCCTAGTGTATAGGTGTTTATAGGTTCATAGGTTGCTGGCATTTATTTAATCCCATACAGAGCGAAGTGAGAATACTGAGCAATAGTGCCTGTGCCTGCTGTAGTTATTTTAATCGAAGTAATTGCATTTGTGTTACGCCAGCCAGCAGAGGCTAGATCAACAATTCCCGAACCGTTGCCGTCAACGCCAGCAAAAGTTCTAACTGTTTTATATTTGTTAGTATTGGCGTAATCTAAAACATCTATAACCATAGCGCCAAAGTTAGTGGTGCTGCCTGAATAAAACGCCCCAAAAGAATAACCGCTAAATCCTTCTGCGCCACCTGCTCCTGAGCCTATTCCGTAAAGGGCATGGGTGCTGTAATTGGCTGCTGTATCTGCATTAAACTGAATTTTAAATTGGCTGTAAGTTGTTTCGCCGCCTTTGGCGATCGCTCTAATCTGTAAGTGTGAGTAAGTTCCAGCGATGCTAGTGAAGTCAATAGCAGTAGTACCGCCGCCAGCAGTAACATTTACTGTGGCAATAGACTCATAACTAGTAAGCGGTGCGACTAATCCGTCCGCCGTTATAGCGGCGATATTGTTTAGCATTATGCGATCGCACCCACCACGAACCAGTTATTTGCGCTGGTCTGGATTAGGGCGCAGGACTTATATTGGTTTAAGACTGGGCTTGCTGCTGTTGCTCCAGCAGATAGAACGGTTACGCCACCTGCGCCTGAGATCGTTACCGCTCCAGCGCCTTTGTTTAGGACTGTAATTACTGTTCCGACTGGAAAGGCTACGCTTGCGTTTGTAGGGATCGTCATGGTCGAAGCAGATGCATTAGATCGGGTTACTAGCACCTGATACTGATCGGTCAATACTGGTGTGTAGGTTGTGCCGGTCTGATCGTTAAGCGTGAAGCCTACGAGTCCGTTAAACATAGCCGCGCTTAGGACATCGCCTGTAGCTGCTGGAAAGCCTGTTGCCATTTATATTCTCCTAATACGCCATTATGTTAGTGCCGATTATACCTGATGTATCCGACCCGATTATGAAACCCTCGACTAGATTTTCGAGAGTCGTGACGGTGCATTTCATAGTGTTTGGCGTGATTTCCCATGAAAGCCCTTGAGCCTGTAGAACTTTAATAATGGTCGAGCCATCTGGCTGAACATTAGTAATTCGTAGATTAGAAAAGTAATCGAGTCCAAGTATTGTTGCAGTAGGAACTGCTGGATCGAGTAGGTCAACCGTCATGTTATCTATCCGAATAGATGTCTCGGCTCTGCTGGCGACATAGATCTTGGCTATGTTTAGTGTATCTGCATCTGTTTGGGCTACTAAGTTTGCTTCGTTTAACTGGTGAGAGAAGTACTTAGCGATAGAGGCTGCATTCTCCGATACCTGCTGTGAACCTCCCACGCGAGTCATTCCAGCTGAGTTAATAATTAACTTATCATCGAAGGCGAAAGTAAGGTTGCTGTAAGGGATACCAGTAGTCTGATTAAACTCGATCGGAGTCTGACCAGCCTTCTTAATTACATTAGTGCGGTTTAAGAATATGGCTGTGCCTTCTGGATTTAGATAGAAGGCTCCTTGTTCCGAGAACTCGCAATTCTTCAAGGCATCTAGAGAGGTACGCGAAGTCGCTGGATCTGCCACGCAGGTGGTGTTACCTGTGTCGATTGTGCGCATAGATGCAGGCCATTGCACTTGATCTAGGATTTTGTTTATTCGTGTACCAGTATCTTGTCCAGCCGTAGCATCTGCAACAGTTGTAATGCCAGCCTGCTGCATGAGTCTAAAAGCATCTGTACAGATAATGTCGACATAGGCAGTCTCTTGTCCCTGTGGGTAATAATACTTATAGTCGACTGTATAACCGCTAAAGAGAAAGTAACCAACTCCATCTTTAGTTGCCGAGATACGCAACTTACGAAGAGGCGTTAAAAAACCAAAGTAGGGACTTGCCGTGTTCTGGGGATTGAAGAATGAGTTGGGATCCATAACACGAACGGTTGCTGTACCAGCTTCATAAGTATCGCGCACGATGTTACGACCGCGTTTAATCGAGATCGAGCGAACATCTGGCGTAAGATCAACCGTAGGTTCTGGCGTAGTAGTCGAGGCTAAAGTACCAACGCCTAGAACTCCGTACTTCTCATCGCCAATAGTAAAGGGATAGCCGAAAGTAGCGCCAGAAGTAAAGTCGAAAGAAACCGCGATCTGTGCTGGAAGTGACATTACCTGAAAGTACTCTGCAAGCGTTCCATCTGAATGATCTTGCCAGATAGATAGTTGTTGGTCTGGACATTAGAAACCGCGCCAGTTATCTCTTGACCATCTAGAGTTACCTGAACATTGACTACAGGACTTTGACCCATAGCCTGTTGACCCATAGCGGTATAACGAAGGCTAGAGTTAATAGTCGCTTGAGTTTCACCTCTAGCAAGACCTTCGTTAATTATCTTCTGATAAAGGTTGTCGGTTGGTGCAGTTGGTGTTCCCGAAGGAGAACCGCCAGTTGATCCGCCGGTGCCTGTTACAACTGGGAATGCGTTCTGTAAAGCGATGCGCTTAACTTGTTCTTCGATCTTGTCTAGATATGACTGCCAGAGTTCGAAAGGGTTCTTGGCATCTGGGAAGTTAGCAAAGTAACGAGCAAGATCTTCGGTTAGACCCTGAGCCTTAGCAACTTCATAAGCCAACTTAGAAGCCTGGTCTGCGTTGCCTGTAAGGATCGCCAGTTGTAGTTCAAGGCGTTTGCGTTCTTCGTCTGTGATCTTTCCTTTAAGAGCTGCAATGATCTGGATCTGATCCATGTCAAAGAGGTTTCCTGCCTTCTTTAAGGCGGCGGCTTTTTTCTCTTCGTCTGTTTTCTTCTTGGCTAACTTGGCTAGTTCTTGAGCGCGCTTCTTTGCAGCTGC